AGATTTTAATGAATTATTTATAAAAAAATATAAATTAATTAGTATTTTAAATAAATTAATTTTTACAGATGGTATTTTTAATTTTAATGAATTATTATCAATAACTAAAGATTTTATATTAGTTATTTTTAATAATCAACATGGTATTGATTTAAGTATGTACGATTATATGAAATTTAATAATTTTTCTGATAAAACTATTAAAAATATTGATATATTTTGTAGAACATTTGATGGAGGTGATAGTAATAAGATTTCTTTAAATCAATTTATAAGTGTATCAATACAATCTTTATTTTATTCAGTTTATGTTCCAAAGATACCAAATGATGAGGGATTATTTAAATATTGGCAATTATTTTTAGAAAAAAGAAAAGTAAATTTTTTATTAAATAATCAAGTAATTAATATTATTGGAAATAAAAATAGAATTGAAAAAATAGTTTTAAAAAATGGAAAGGAAATAAAAGCAGATAGATTTATATTTGCAATTCCTCCTGAAAATTTAATTAATATAAATGGACTTAAAGAAGCTTTTAAATTAACAGAAGATTATGTTAAAAAAACGGATTATAATGAATATATATCAATTACATTTCATTGGGATTATAAATTAAATTTAGAAAATGATGTTTCAACATTTAATATAAAAACGGATTGGGGTTTAATTCCATCTAATATGGGTGATTATATGAAATTTAAAGAATATAATTCAAAATCTGTTATAAGTTGTGCTATAATATTACCAGATATTAAAGGTAAAATATATAATAAAACAGCAAATGAATGTAATAAAGAAGAATTAATAGAAGAAACATTTGAACAATTACAATTAATTTATAAGAATATACCTAGACCTAAATTATATTTTATTAATAATTATTATGATGAAAAAGAAAAAAAATGGAAATCAAATGAAACTGCTTATATTAAAATACCTAATTATAATTATTTAAATTTTAAAAGTCCTATTTATTCTAATTTATATAATTTAGGAACACATAATGGAAAACATAAAAACTCATTTACATCATTAGAATCGGCTATTAGTAATTCAATAAAATTAAATAATATAATTTATAAAAAAAAAGAGAAAATATTAAGATGTTTTGATTTACGAGATTTTATTATTGTATTATTAGCAATAATAATACTTATAATTTTATGGAAATTATATTTAAAAAAATAATTTATTAAATTGTAATTAGATATTTATAATGTTAAATAATGATAATGATAATGACAATGATAATAAAGAATTAGTTTTATATGTAAATAATGGTGATAATGATACACCTAAAGTTGAACCTATTAAAAATAATGTTTTTATAGATATATTACCAAGAGTTACATCTGCTACAGCTGATTTAGTAAATATAAATACACAGGGTTCTCAAACAGCAGAAGATAATTCAGTTGAATTATATATAAATAAGGCAGATCAATTATTAATAATAATAAAGGATAATAAAAGAAAAATAACAAATAGTTTATATATTGTTTCATCAAAATATGATTTAATTTATTTTAGATATAATAAAATATCATTATCAATATTAATAATATCAACAATAATAACATTTGTTGAGGCTATTAGATTAACAATTGTTAATTATGATACTCAATATAATAAATCTGAAATTAAAAATTATATACCACATGAAACAATATCATTAATAATTAATATATTATCATTATCAATGAGTACAATATTAACTATTTTAAGTTCAATTGTTAAATTTAAGAATTATAAAGAGAATATGGATAAATTAAAAAATATTCATGACACATTATTTAATTATAAGATATTATATGATAAACAAAAAGAATTAATTAAATTTTTTAAAATTAATAATACTTTAACAGATGAATTATATGAAAAATTAAAAGAAACAATAGAAGGTTATAATAGAGATATTAAGGAATTAAGTATTTTTGAAAATATTAGAAATGAAGATATTATTAAATTTAATAAAATTAAAGTTAATCATGATATTAAACTTCATAAATTAGCAACAGAAAGAGAAATTGAACTATTAAAAATAACTATGAATAGTAAAAAAAAAAAAGAAGATATTGAAAATGGATCTATTAAATGTTGTTTTAATTAGAATAAGCAAGTCCACCCATTCCAGATAATATACGAAGTACATTATAATTAGTAGTATAAATAAATATACTACCAGTTTTTGCTGATTTTAGAGATAAAACAGCTGTATCTATACGAGACATATTAAGAGTTCCAGATGGTTGATGACTTTCAGGTTTTATAGCAAATGAATAAACATTAATACCCTGATGGAAATTATTAGGAGTATTTTCATGATGTTGATAAGGTTGAACTAATGAAAAATAATCTCCAGATCGTTCTGTAAAACGATCATTTCCATTTAATTGTACTTTAGCCTCAGTCACAGGATTTCCACCTAACCACATATTATTATCATTTGTACGATCACTGAAATTATTCCAATAAGTACTAACACCCGTATCTGGATCTGGTTTAACATACCATACTAACTCTTTACAAGGATGATTAAAATTCATTCGAATATTTTTAGTAACATTATTACCAGTAATAGTATCACTTCCAGTAAATTGAAGTTGTTCTATTAAATATTCATGTGATAATTGAGCAAATCGACGTCGTTCATCAGTATCTAAAAAGATATAATCAACCCATAATGCAACTTCACTTAATGTGAGATTAGCAGCACTTCCAGATGTAAGTTCACTATTTTTTAATGGAGTTGTATTTTCACTACCATCACCATTTATTCGTGAAAAACCACGATCAGAATAATTATTACCAGTATCTACAAGATTAGTTTTAGATTCAAAATCAATATTTATTTTTACTTCATGATATTGGAGAGCTATTAATGGAAGAGCTAAACCAACATTGCGACAAAACCAGAATTCTAAAGGTACATAAACAGTATGTGATTTTTGAGCTGCTAAATAAATAGAATGATTATATTTATCTCCACCAACCATTAAATAATAACCATCACGTTTTCCTGCAGGTAATGCTAATTCATTCCATATATATAACCATTCAGCATAATGTTTATCAATACGTTGTCCTCCAATTTCAAGTTCAATTGATTTTAATAATTTAAGACCAAAATAAGGAACTAAAGCTATTCCTTTATTTTCAGCATTTGTTACTAAAGGAGTTACATCATTTTTAAATACTGCACGTAAATATACTCGATTTATTAAATCACCATTTCGAGTTATTTGACAAGTTACGCGAGAACCAAACTATAATAGGAGAAAAAAAAAGAATAATTAAAATCTAATTAGAGTATGCTAAACCACCCATTCCAGAAAGAATGCGAAGTACATTATAATTTGTTGCATATACATATAATGATGAATTAACTGCTTCATAAGAAGAAGTTTTATTGTATACATCCATTGTTAAAATAGCAGTATCTATACGAGACATATTAAGAGTTCCAGATGGTTGATGATCTTCAGGAGTTAATGCAAATGAATAAACATTTATACCTGCATTAGTTGGTATATTTTCATGATGTTGATAAGGTTGTACAACATTAAAATACATACCATCACGTTGAGCAAAACGATCATTGCCATTTAATATTAATTTAGCAGATTGTACTGGATTTGAAGGATATTTAATTTCATTATCATTTCCAGTAACACCATCATACATTAACTTCTCCTTATATTTTTCATAAGAACCATCTCCTTTTGCTATTGAATTAACTTTAGTTGTATAATTAAACCAATTATCAGTAGTAGTATTGCCAGAATTTGTTAAAAACCATATTAATTCTTTACATGGATGATTGAAATTTAATTTAGATCGTACTCCTTTAGCAGTTACTGCTTCTTGACCAGTAAATTGAAGTTGTTCTATTAAATATTCATGTGATAATTGAGCAAATTTACGACGTTCATCAGTATCTAAAAAGATATAATCAACCCATAAAGATGCAGTAAAAGTTGGAGAATTATTTGCAGTAGGACTTGAAATAGTACAATTAGCTTCTGTTTCAAAATTTATATTTATTTTAACTTCATGATATTGAAGTGCTATTAATGGAAGAGCTAAACCTTCGTTGCGACAAAACCAAAATTCTAAAGGAACATATAAAGTAGGTTTTATAGTAGAATTAACTATACCACCATATGCACCTACCATATCATTATAACCTTCACGTTTGCTAACAGGTAAGGTCAATTCATTCCATATATATAACCAATGTGAATAATGTTTATCAATACGTTGTCCTCCTATTTCTATTTCTACATAATTAATTACACGAAGACCAAAATATTTACAATAAACATCATTTGCATTAGTTAAATTTAATTGTAAATATGCTATATTCTTTATACTATAATAGGAGAAAAAAAAAGAATAATTAAAATCTAATTAGAGTATGCTAAACCACCCATTCCAGAAAGAATACGAAGTACATTATAATTTGTTGCATATACATTTAAATCACCATTTAAGGTAGTACTAGTAGCTGTTTTTGTTTTTAATGATAATACAGCAGTATCAATTCGTGACATATTAAGAGTACCTGATGGTTGATGTTCTTCTGGTTTTAATGCAAATGAATAAACATTTATTCCTGCATTTGCAGGTATATTAGTATGATGTTGATAAGGTTGTACATAATTGAAATAAGATCCATTGCGTTCAGCAAAACGATCATTTCCATTTAATTGTAATAAGCATTTATCAAATGGATTAACTGCATTTGCATGAAATCCTGGTTCAACATTAAGTGTTGTTTTAGTAAGAAATGTAGTTGCAAATTCAGTACCTGTAAGAGAAGAAATTGCATATACATTACTACCACCTGCTGCAGTAAAATCATCAACACCTAAACCAACACGACCTGGAAAATTAGTTGCAGATAAAAATGTGCCATCATTTTTAACAGTATAATTATACCAATGATGACGACTAGTAGTATTTCCAGCATATTTAGCAACCCATATTAATTCCTTACATGGATGATTGAAATTTAATTTAACTCGAGCTGAACTACCAGACGTAATAGATTCAGAACCAGTAAATTGAAGTTGTTCTATTAAATATTCATGTGATAATTGAGCAAACTTACGTCGTTCATCAGTATCTAAAAAGATATAATCAACCCATAATTTAGCATTAGCTATATTCTTAACATTAGTAGGATTTGCACCATCATTTTTCTTATAAGCACAATTATTAAAAGTTTCAAATTCTATCTTAAGTTTTACTTCATGATATTGAAGAGCTATTAATGGAAGAGCTAAACCTATTTGACGACAAAACCAAAATTCAAGAGGTATATTTAAAGTTGAACCAAGTGAAGTCATATCATTATCAGCACCAACCATTCGCTCCCATGCATAACGTTTTCCTATAGGTAATGATAATTCATTCCATATATATAACCAATCAGAATAATGTTTATCTATTTGTTGTCCTCCTATTTCTATAGATACAGATCGTAATAAACGAAGACCAACATAATTAACATATTTATCATCAGTATGTGTTGAAGGAAGAGTTACTTCAAGATAAGCGCGATTTATTAAATCACCATTTCTTGATATTTGACAAGTGACTGAATTGCCAAAATCAGCAATTCCAGAGAATGTTTGCTGTATTGCTTCCATAGCAAAATTAGTATGACGACGATAAGCAACTTTGAAGAAAGTAATTTGGGGATTACCAGTTAAATAAACATCCTGAGCTCCATAAGCGACAAGTTGAAGAAGACCACCACCCA